AGGTTTAAAAAAATTCTAATCAAGTACAAAGAAGAAGATAAAAAAGAACTTGCACAGAATGACTTTCTTGCATTTGTGAAAACCATATGGCCTGAATTTATTGAGGGTGCACATCACAAGACAATAGCAGATAAGTTTAATAAACTAGCATCAGGAGAGATAAAAAGGTTGATCGTGAACATGCCACCAAGGCATACCAAATCTGAGTTTGCATCAACACTACTACCAGCCTGGATGATTGGTAAAACTCCAAAGCTGAAGATAATACAGACGACCCACACAGGAGAACTTGCGGTACGTTTTGGTCGTAAGGCTAAGACACTGATCGATTCACCTGAGTATCAGAATATATTTAAGACAAGACTTAGAGAAGACAGCCAGGCCGCCGGTCGCTGGGAAACTGCTCAGGGTGGCGAGTACTTCGCCGCCGGTGTCGGTGGTGCGATCACGGGACGTGGTGCTGATCTATTGATAATCGACGATCCACACTCGGAACAGGACGCAATGAACCTGACAGCGTTAGAGCGAGCCTACGAGTGGTACACATCCGGTCCACGACAACGTTTACAACCAGGCGGTAAAATCGTTTGCGTTATGACACGTTGGAATGTAAAGGACCTCACAGGAATTCTTTTGAAGAACCAGGCAGAACCCAAATCAGATCAGTGGGACCTGGTGGAGTTTCCGGCGATAATGCCGAGTGGTAAACCCGTATGGCCGGAGTACTGGAAGATCGATGAACTGGAATCAGTCAAGGCTTCATTATCACTCGGTAAATGGAATGCACAGTGGATGCAGAATCCAACCTCAGAGGAGGGTGCCATATTGAAACGTGAGTGGTGGAAGGACTGGGATAAGGATTACATACCACCATTGGATCATGTCATACAAAGTTATGATACAGCGTTCATGAAAAAGGAGACCGCAGACTTTAGTGCGATAACCACATGGGGTGTGTTCCGTGAGAACGAGGAGGGACCACCACAGCTGATATTATTGGATGCGCTAAAGGATAGATTGGAGTTTCCAGAACTTCGTAGGGTTGCAAAGGAGCAGTATGATTACTGGCAACCTGAGACCGTGTTGATAGAGTCAAAGGCATCGGGATTACCACTGACATATGAGTTGAGGCAGATGGGTATACCGGTGGTGAATTTCACACCATCAAAAGGAAACGATAAACATACCAGAGTTAATTCTGTTGCACCTCTCTTCGAATCTGGTATTATACATGCACCTTTGAATAAACAGTTCGCTCAGGAGGTTATCGAGGAGTGTGCTGCGTTCCCTTATGGGGATCATGATGACCTGGTTGATAGCACGACACAGGCTGTCATGAGATTTAGGCAAGGTGGTCTTATAAACCATCCGGAGGATTATGAGGATGAGAGATTGCCAAAGAAACAATTTAAGTATTACTGGTAGATTATGGGTCCATTAGCACAATTTTTAAAAGCAGCAGCAAGTCTAGCCTCAAGAGGTATTAAGAAAGAAGATATCTTAAAATTTGCAAAAGCACAATTTGGTGAAGTAACAGAAATGTTAAAAAAACAAATTGATGATATTTACACAAAATTAAACAAACCAAAAGTTGGCAAATCTACAAAAAAAGAAGGTGAAGTAATTCCATTTAAGAAAAAAGAAGGAATTATGGCTACAGAAGAAGCTAGTCCTTTAATGAAGAGACTAGATGATGTAGTTGATATGTTACAGAAAAACCCTAAAAGACCTGGAGGATCCTTGGACCCTGCAACCGGACTCACGAGAACTGCAGCAAGACAGATATTACAAAAGTTAGCTAGAGAAGGTAAGATTAATATACCTGATGAAAGAGAAAGAGAAGCGATTGTAAAAGGTTTTCAAGGAGGCGTTGATCCAATAGAAGTATTTAGAAAAACTTTTGGACAAGATGTATTAGGCGATGTTGCTAATCTTTCTGAAGAATTATTAGAGATAGAGAGACGAGGCGGTAGCTATAAAGAATTAAATAAAGTTTTAGAAGATGCAGGTTTTTTTGATCTTAAGCAACCAAAAAATCCACCTCAAGGAATGACAGATGCTGAGTTATCAGAATTTATAAAAAAAACTGATGCAGAAACTGCAGCCAGTAAAACAGAACAAACAGATTTAGAACAACTCGAAGGACTTGGCGCAACAAAACTTGCAGAAAGATTTAGGTTAAAGAAAAAATATCCTGGTATTGATGATGAGTTATTAACGAATATTATTGATGACCCAGACCCTCAACACAAAGCAGAAGTTTTAGGACAATTAGATCAAGCTTTTGAAATGATGAATCAAGGTAAGAGTCCTGATGAAATCCAAGATATTTTTGAAAGATTAAAAAACACTAGAAAAGATAATGCAACAGGCGGCAGGGTCCAATTAGCAGATGGAAATTTAAATCCAGCATTAATGAAACGTATGATGGAACTTATGATGAATCCAGAATACAGAGGTATGTCTAGAGATCAATTAAAAAAAGAAGCAGAAAGTCAATTAATGCAAGATAGCTACAGATCAAAAGAAGGTCCTCTATTAGAAGCTAAAGCAGGCGGCAGGGTTCGAGCGGCAAGCGGCGGGCTAGCTGATATATTAAAGGTATAATGAAGATCGCAGAATACAATGAAATGATGGCGTATCTGTTGCGACCGGCAACAGGCGACAGGGAAAACTTTGCAATAGGTGGTGGACAGTTTCAAGGTACGGACATGGGAACTCGTGAAGGGTTTCAAGATCTTATTCCAGGAATGAAGTATGATAATTTACCTGAGTCTACAAAAAATAAAATTATAGAACTTGCTAAAACAAAACCTACAGCAGAAATAGCTAGAGATTTACAAAATGAATTACCTCCAGCTGATAATCTTAATTCTCTTTCTAGAACAATTAAAAATTTTTTAAGAAAAAGAAATATAGAACCTTTAGAACAATTAGGTGGATCTTCTATGCCCATAGAAGAAAGATTAGCTAAAGAAAAAATAATAACAAGATTTATAAATAAAAACCCTGATATAATAAATGCGGATGCTATTGCTAAAAGTATAAATGCTAGTAATGCAAATTTAAATATATCACCTAATTTTGTTAAAGCAGCTTTTAAACGTTTAGGATTAGATGATGTATTAATTAGTAGACATGCTGAAATATTTCCTCAAATAGAAAAGTTAGATAAAATATTAAAGAAAAACAAAAAACTGTTAAATGGTAATTTATCTTCTGAAGCTAAAAAAAATAAAATATTAGAAATATATGCAAAAGAAACAAATCAAAGTTTAGATGAAGCTGTTGCAAATTTAAAATCAAGGTTGGCTAAATTAGGCAAATTATATGCAGGGGAAGAACAAAGATATGAAAAAAAATTATATAGTAAAATAAAAACACCTATTAATTATATGGATTCTAGTTTCCATAAAAATATTATTTCAATTGCAGATAGAGCTGGAATAATAAGTAACATTGATATGGCTAGACTTTTAGGTCTTCCTAAAAAACAAATAGATTTAATTCAAGGAACTGCAAACATGATGAATGCCTTTGATTTTAAAGTAGCTGGAGACCATACAGACATTAAAGCATTAATGAAAAACTTTCCTAATTATAAAAAAAACTTTACAAGAATAGAATATATTAAAGATAATTTAAATGAATTTAAAAGAAGCTATGATCGTAAAATATTATCTTTATCAAAACAAGCTAAAGGAGCAAGTCCCTCTGTTCAACAAAATTTGTTAAAACAACAACAAATTTTACAAAATGAATTTGCAAATAAGACTGGATATAAAATAGGTGGTTTTGATATTAAAAAAGGAAGAGTTACAATCAATCCTCAAACATTAAGATTACCTGATCTTAAAAACCCATACAATGATACTCTTCAAACAGCTATGAAAAATTTTAATGAAACAGGTCTACCTGGAAAAAAAGGAACAACATTTAATCAAACTGATCAAAGATTAATAAATTCAAATTCACAAGAAAGAATAGAAATATTCGAAGAAATACAAGGAACGCCTGAAGCAAAACAAAGTAAATATTTAAAAGCACTACAGAAAGTTCCTAAAATAGGAAAAATTGCTACAGCTGTTATTGGCGGAACTGCAGGAGCTGCAGGTGTTTCTACTTTAGCAAATGCATCAGAAAATGCTGATGTGCAAGGATTTACGACAGGAGAAAAACTTGCAGGCGCAGGAGCTGCCGCAGGAACTGCTTATAAATTTGGTAAACCAATTTTAAAAACAGCAGCCAAAATTATTAGACCACTTGGTTTTCCATCTGTTGCTGCAGGATTTGCAGCTGGTGAATTAATGAGTGAAGACCCTAATTTAGGAGTTGCAGGTGCAGATCTACTTGCACCTGAGTTAATAAAAAGAGGTGCCTCAACTGGTACAGGTATAATGTCAAAGATTGGCAGAGTTGCAGCCAATCCATTTTTTAAAGGAGCAAGAGCATTTACACCAGTTGGTTTAGGTTTGATGGGCATTGAAGGTGTAAGAATGGGTATGAAAGAACAAGACAGAATAGATGCCATGTCGCCTGACGAAAGAGACGAGTACCTTGACGAGTTAGACTCTTACGGAGATTTTTCAGCATGATCGGAAAAAAGTCAGGACCACCACCAAAATCAGGGCCAACACCACAGGGGTTGAATATTAATTATAATACTGTTAAGACAGT